ATCGTCATCGGCAACACAATACTTTATGGCACCAGCGTGTTTATGAATGAACTCTCTGGTTTGTGCGAGTTGTGTCCAACTGCCAACTATCTCTTCTGGTATTTCAAGATACTCGCAAGGGTAGTTGTATAGATGCCTTTCGCCAGGCTCAACTACCATAATGACTCTTTCCTGAAGTTCCTTAGGAAGATTTTCATATGTGATTTGATTGTCACACCTTCGAACAGTGGGAATGTATATTCGCTCTATCATGACTTACTTGTTCTTGTTTACCATGTCCGACTCGCCCCATACTACGTTAGTACGCAGACTGCTAGACGAAAATCGATGGTCTCTATTGTTGAAATATAATTCTATGTTGCGCCTGTCACACACATCTCTACCAGTAAAGTCTTTATCTTTGTACTCTGGACCTAAGATACGAACATCAATGAGATACAACTCAAGAATATCTTTCAAGTCAGTTTCGGTAGAATACACCACGATTTCATCAACGTACTTCACAGCCTGTAGTTGAGTATAACGCTCAACAATAGATTGAATGGGTGAGTTCTTCTCTGGTCGATCCAAAGCAGGATCGATTTGAAGACCACATATTAAGTGGTCACATTGTTCTTTTGCTTCACGTAGCATCATAACATGTCCTGCGTGTAACAGGTCAAACGTACTACATGTAAATCCTACACGTTTCGCTTTCTTCATCATATAATCACCTTCTATTTAAATTGTTCGATCACTTGTTTTTTGAGTTGAGTAATCTCATCTTTAAGTACTAACTTTTCTCGCTTCATATTAGATATATAGTGGTCTGGTGCTTTCTCTGCTTCAGCCGCTTCTACCCTATCATGCAAGTTCTTATGTTTCCTCTCTAAAGAAGCCAATCGATCTGCTATTGCCAATTTACTCTCCTATGTTGTTGCAATTCTACTAAAGTTCTTCACTTTTTCGAACTTGATTACGCTATGGAATTTGTCAAATAGTTGATCACCCTTGTGACTGATAATAAAGATGTTTGAGTCAGCAGTCAGTTCTTCAATGATTTTTAGAAACTCTTCAGTTCCTGCATTATCTAACGAAGAATCCATAATTTCATCCATGATCAACAAGTTAGTGGACACAGAGTTCCGCAACTTAGATACGGCTCTCCATGTAAAGAGAAGTGCAAGGTCAATTCTTAACTTCTCGCCCTCTGAGAAAGAGGAATAAGAAAACTCATCACGGAAACGAGACTTGATTGTTTCGTTAAAGTTTTCATCTAATTCAAACTGAACAAAAAAGTCCATTGCTGACAAATACTTATTGATCAGTTTGTTCATCACTGGTACATACTGTTTAATAATACGAGTTTTGATACCGCCATCTTTTAGCATAGAAGCGACAACGCTCAACGTCTCTCTATGATCAAATAGTTCATTCTGCTTTGAGTGATAGTCATTTAGGTCGCCCTCTAACTTCTTAATATCAGAAGTATCGATCTCCTCAACTTCTTGTTGGGCACCATCAAGTTCTTTCTTGATAGACTTACACGTATTCATGCCAATCTTAACATTTGCTCTATGCTCACTAACAGAGATATTTTTCTCCGACATAGTATCTTCAACTTGATCGATTTCTGCAAGTCTAGTCTCAACCACTACACTCTTATGTCCAATCTCCCCTTTTGCTGTTTCGATTTCTGCCGCTGTTGCTCTTGAGGATTCGATTGTTTCTTCTTTGAATTCGTGTTCGATCCCTTGTTTACAGGTTGGACAGTTGTCGTGCTTTTGATAGAATTCAACGTCCTTACGTAACTTATTGAGTCGAGTTGTGAGATCATGATTTAGCTCCTGAAACTCTGCTAGTTTTTTCTTTTGATCAGCCTTGTCTGTGATACTGCTATTTAGTTCTTCAATTTCATCTAAGAGTGTATCCATTAAAGCCTGTTGTTCTTCGACAAACACAACTTGTTCTTTAAGTTTGTCTTTCAGCTTGCCAACTTCAGTCTCTTTAATCTTTCGAATAGACGCATTGTGATTTTTGGCACTATCGATCTTATTCTCAACTAAGTCGATCTGGTATTTAATGTCAGTAATCTCTGCTTTGTTCTCTGACACTTTATCTTTAAGAAGAGTATTCATCGTTGTAAAAATTTGAATATCTAATAAGTCTTCAATGATATCCCTACGCTCACCCGCTTTCAACTGCATAAATGGAATAAACGTACTAGAACCCAAAACAACTACTTGACCAAAAGACTTGTAGTTGAGTTTTAGAATTTGCTCTTCTAAGTATGTCTGGTAATCACGGGCAGCCGCATCTTGGTTTAGTAGTTCGTCATTCTTCCAAACTTCAAACTTGCCTGGCTTGATACCACGCTTGATTACATAGTTATTACCACTAATGCTAAAGAAGGCTTCTACCTCTAAACCTTTGCCGTTAACGCTGTTCGTCAACTGATTCTTATTGATCTTTCTGAACGGCTTGCCGTATAGGGCAAATGTAAGAGCATCAAGCATGGTTGATTTGCCTGCTCCATTCTCGCCCACGATCAAAGTGGATTTACTGCGGTTTAAAAAAACTTCTGTCCAAGTATTACCAGTACTTAAAATGTTCTTATAACGAACCTTTTCAAATAGTATCATAAATTGATAGCCTCTTGATATAATTCATCTAGCACTTTTTCGATCTTTGCCTTATCATTCGTAATCTCCAAGTTAGAGACATACTGTTTTAGAATGGTCAAAGTGTCCTGTGCTTCATCAACTAGTTCACTCTCATCAATTACATCCAAATTCATATGATCCTCGACAACCTTGATATCACAAGGTCCGGCGGCTTGCAACTTGTCCAAGAACAAATCGAAGATATATGGATTACTCTTGTTTCTTACTATAACTTTTATGAAGGTGTTTGTCAAGTTCGAAGTGTCAAGATTTGCAATATCTTCGATTGTCATATCTTCATCGTCATACATGATTTTATGGAACATACGTAGATTGTTTGCAACGTGAGTCATACTTCTATCTTCAGTATCGAAGATGTTGAATCCACGCCTCTGATCATAATCTGACCAATTCATCTCATACGGTGCACCAAGATAAGTGATGTTGTCTATCGTAGACGGATGATGAAAGTGACCAGAATAGACCGCATCAAAACGATTAAAAATCTTCTTGTCTAGTCCGTGATCACAAAGTTGACCTTTCATCATTTCAAAGCCCTGCATCTCTAAATGACCAAATAGAACTTGAGCATCTGTGTCTTTAAATGCTTGAAATGACTTCTCTTGATTGTCAGCACAGATCCAAGGCGCCATCATCACTTTACAGCTTTCCATCTGTAGTTCAACTGGCTCATCCCAATAGATGTGGATGTTATCGTACTTAGATGTACCATACAATTGCCGAAGACTATTGACCTCATTTGTGTTCTTGTAGAACGTATCATGATTACCTGCAATGATGTACAGTTCGATACCTTCTTCATGGCACACTTTCATGAAGTTCTCTTCTAAGTTCTTGGCTGTTACAAAGTTAATGTACTTACGTCTATCTGTTACATCACCAAGATGAAATATAGTTTTTATACCTTCTTCACGCAACTTGGGAAAGAAAACTTCCCGATAAAATTTGTTAAAGTATTCTTGAAATGCGGCGTTATCGTTTCTTGCACCCCAATGTGTATCATTGATAACAGCAATTTTCATTCTGTCTCCTCTTTCGTTTTATCCTCATCATCAATAAACTTCTCTAAGCCCTTCTTGGATTTGATTTGCGCTTTTTTCTTGTCGTCCATCTTCTTTTCATAACCACGAACAAAATCACTCATGTAGTCATTATTGAGATCGATATAACCTGGTTCTCCATTTCGATCCACACTGCCCTCAGCGTGATCTACGGCAGTACCAGTCATCACAGAATTTTCTGTAACCTTGTGCTTGATATACAACTGCTTCTTCTCTTTTTCGATTCTCCGAAGAAATGCGTACCAAATAATCTGAGTGAAGTAAGCAAACGGATTGTGAGACTTTT